CTCCTTTAGTTTTCACAGCTAACATCTATTGCTTAGATGTGAAAGGTGGGTCCGCAGCATCATAATCAAAGGCGAGAATTGCTTTACCAACTGTACCAGCCGTAGCAAACTCTGAAACCTCATGCTTGTAGTAGAACTCCAACATTGTGAATATATACTTTTCATAATTAGGGGCTATCTTCGACAGCCAGGGAAAGGTACCAACCTGACCAGGATTTACCGCAAATATTTGCGCACTAGCCGTTGATCCATTACCAAAAGTGGTTGAACCAATAAGGTCGGTTATCTCTTCATCCTCACAAAAAGTGTTCTTACCATTCGAACGACGTCCGTCTGGAATATTTCTACGTGAACTAACACCAGTAGTATCTCCAACACGGACCCCACCACCACGGGCTCTACGCCTCCGTGGTACTCTGCGACGCTGATTACGTTGCGCAGGGCCGATAAACCCCCGTGCTAAACGGGGCATTTGACTTTCTTCAAACCTCCTCCTCTTCTATTTTTGCGTTTACGCTGCGGTAACGCTATGACATTCATTATGTCCAACAAAGAATTCTTATCCCGGGGTAATACACATAAGCACTGCTTAACCATTGGCCGGGAATCTCCTAAAAATAGGTTACGAAGTTCCATTTCTGTTGGTATTGGGCACATAGCCTGACGCCATTCCTCTGAATCGCGCAAAACCACACCAAACTCTTCAACAAGCCATGAAATAAGCTCTTTGAGATAACCCTTAAGTTGACTATCTGACCAACCCACCCTGAGCAAAGCACATGCTCGAATAAGGGTGTAAGAAGGGTCCTCAGGAAACCGTGAGTAAAGGAGTGATGTCAATATTTTCTCGCGACTATACAGGGGGACAGCAATACCATCCACAAAAACTGTAAACGCGGATAAGAAATCCAACTCCTCTACTGGACGTGGCACCAAACTATCGGTTGTTGTAGTAATACCGATTTTGGCCCACACCGCTATCAAGCGCTCAGCGTTGAAATGCGGCAAAGCTAAATGTGACACGGACCAGGTGTTGTCATCACCACAAAGCGCCAACGACGT